TAATGACCCCGCTTGTGACCCGCCGGGCTGATGTATTCCTTCTTCTCCATCGGCCCCCCTATCCCATCTGAAGCTTTTGGCGTCGGCCAAGTCGAGGCCATCATCGCCGCCTGCCTCGGCAACTGGTCGAGGCGGGTGCGCGTCGTGCCGTCCGGGTTCGTTCCCGTGGTCGACATGCCCGGCGTGTCCTTCCAGTCCCGCGCGCTCGGCGTGGCCCAGGTGGTCGTGTTCAGTGTCGCCGCCTGCGCCAGCGTCAGGCCGAAGCCGTTGTTCCCGTGCTTCGCCGCCATCGTTTCGCGACGATCCAGAAGCTTCTGCGGGTCGCCACCCTCGAACTGGTTCGCGGTCGGCGTCGGCCATGTTGCGTACTGAGCTTGCGCTGTAATTGCCAAGTTGCTTCCGGCGTTCGGGCGCTTGAGCCACTTTTGACTGTATGTCTGCGGGTCTGGCATCCGCGACATATTTACATCCGCCACCTGCGGCGTCGGCCATGTCGACTGCGACCCAATACAATCGGCTGCGGATGTGCGGGGCGTCGACACTGCAAGCCGGGCAATCAACTCCCCGGCTGGCGTAGTTTTCTCTCGCCAAGTCAGATCGCACTCCGTCGAACCAACCATAGCCAGCCGCGCCCGCAACCTGCTCTCCCACAACGACAGGGGGCCGACAGGCTCGTATGAGCCGAAAAAAGTGCGGCCACAGATGCCTTGCGTCATCCGCACCGAGGCCTTTCCCGGCGACCGAGAACGGCTGGCACGGGCAGGAGCCTGACCAGAGGGCTCGTTCGTCAGGCCACCCAGCAAGTCGAGCCGCGACTGACCAAAGTCCTCCTCCTGCGAAGAAATGCACTTGCGTGTAGCTCTTGAGGTCTTCCGGCTGGACATCTGCGATGGACCTTTCGTCAACATCTCCCGGCGCAATTACGCCGTCTTCAATCAGGCAGCGCAGGAGGTGCGCCGCAGCGGGATCAATCTCGTTGTAGTAGGCCGTCACGCTTCGGCCCTCTCCAGCCACTTCACGCGCGGCAGCGAGATCGGCACCCAGCGAATCTCCTGACGCGCGAAATGCACATCGTTCGCTGGCCGCATCTTGATGACGCTCTCTATCTTTAGTTCGGCGTCCTCAATCACGACGCCTTCTCCAATGTCTCTCTCTTCGTCTTCCATGAGATCACTTCCCAATACTTGTCGTTCTTCCGAACCTGGATTTGCGAGATCGGCTCCTGCCGGTTGAAGGCGGCGGCGTCGAACGCAACGTCGATCGGCTCGCCAACGTGCCTGCGCCACCACGCCTGCGCCTTGGCGCCGACAAAGCCGCCGTGCTGCAGACAGACCCACTGCTTGTAGACGTTGCGACCGACGCGATATTCGATGCGAACCGACGGCTGAGACCCGGCTTTGTGGTGAAGGAAGGCCTGCTGCTCGGTGACGTCGAGCCACGCGCCCTCGCGCTGCTTCGTGAACAGAACGACTTCAGTGTCCGGCTTCGTGTCGTGCTTCGCTTCGGCGGGCGCCTCCCACTGGTGACCGCAGTCAGGGCACTCGTAGACGCGCAGGCCGACCAGCGTCTGGCAGCGCGGGCACTCCTTGGCGCGCACCGTGTCTTCTTTGACCCGCCCGCTATCGACCTTGCCTGGCTTGACGATGATGTCGTCGAGCGGCCCGTGCCGCCGGATGTTCCCGGCAAAGTCGAGGACGAGGCAGTCTGTCTTTTCGGGCGCCAGTCGACTGCCGCGACCGAGCATCTGGACATAGAGGCTCGTCGACAGCGTCGGCCTCAACATCGCAATCAGATCGACGCGCGGCACATTGAAGCCCGTCGTCAAAACGTTGACGTTGACCAGCGCCGTGATCCGCCCGCACTTGAAGTTCGAGACGATCTGGTCCCGCGTGGCGTTCGGCGTCTCTCCGGTCACCATGTCGCACGACACGCCACGCTGGCGGAGGGCGTCACGAACAGAGGCCGCGTGTTTCAGACCGCAGCAGAATATGAGCCACGCCTCGCAGTCTCCGGCGCGCTCGACGATCTCGTCACACGCCGCGCGGGTAACAGCCTCGTCGTTTACGGCCAGCTCGAGGTCTGCCGCGACAAACTCGCCGCCGCGCTTCGCCACGCCCGAGACGTCCAGTTTCTGCGCCGTGCTTTTCGCGACGAGCGGAGACAGGTAGCCGTCCTCGACGCCCTGCGCGATCGAATAGGTGTAGACGATCTTGTCGAAGATCGCGCCGTCGCCCTCGTTTAGGCGACCGCTGTCCAGTCTGTAAGGCGTAGCCGTCAGCCCGAGGACGCGCATGTCCGAGTTCAGAAGGCGCATCTCCTGTATCAGCGAGTGGTAGCGGCCAATACCTGACTTTGGTAGTAGGTGGGCTTCGTCGATGATGAGGAGGTCACGCGGACCAAGCTGGCCGCATAAATGCGACACGGACTGTATGCCCGCGAAGAGGATTCGCTGGTGACAGTCACGTTCACGGAGACCCGCCGAGTTGATCCCAACTTGTAGGTGAGGCGCGTGTTTACGTAATTCATCGGCGTTGCCTTTGACCAGTTCTTTGACATGGACGAGAGACAGCACCCGCATCTGCGGGTAGTCCGCGATCAGGCGCCGGATCACCTCTGCGATGACGAGCGACTTGCCGGTGCCGGTTGCTAGATCGACGAGGGGGTTACCTCCCTCCGACCGCCAGTAGTCGAAGACGGCGTCAACGGCCTGAACCTGGTATGGTCGGAGGGAGAGAGCCATCTCAGGCGTCCGCAAGCATGGCTTCATTAAGAAGCGAGTCGCGGAGACTCTGCTTGCGCGTCACGACAGCAAGCTTCGTCGGCACGGCGCTCGCCGGTTCCGGCTTGATCTCGCCCATACGTTTCGCGACGTAATCGCAGGCGTCCTTCAAGTTGCCCGCGTAAACAAGCTCCTGCTGCGTGCCGCCCTCGTCGGCGTAGACAACGAGGCCACCATCTTTCGCGCCTTCAACGGTAAACATGAACCTGTTCATTGCTTCTCTCTCTCTTTCGCTGTGGGTATCATTGCGACGACGACGGCCAGCGGAACCATCGTTACGAAGTAAAGGATCAGGAACACCCAGAAGAACATCAGTTGCAGTCCAGCGTAGAAGATGTGTTTCATTGGAAATCCCACGCTATGATTGGCGCGCCGGTATGCTTCCAGTTCCAGAGATACCAGGCGTGATTGAACGACGGCGCCGCGCCTTGGCGCTCGAACCAGATGATCCGCTTGGTGAGGACAATCTTCATCGAGAAGGCGCTGTTGCCGTCGAACAGATGTCGGCGCGTCTTGGCGTGGTCGAAGTCCGTCCGAAGAAGCATGGCGACCGTCCCGTGCTGCGGACGCACCAGCTTCAGCGAGTGTTCAATGAAGTTCGTCGCCAGCTTGAAGGGCGGGTTGGTGACGATCGCGTCCGCATCGCACGCCTTGGTGTCGAAGAAGTCCCGGCCCGTCTGGATGTCCTGCCCGCAGACATTGAAGCCGCAAGCCTGCAGCGCGCGCACCATCTTCCCGCCGCCACAGGCTGGCTCCAGGATCGTGGCGTTCTGCGGCAGGAACGGCACGACAGCCTTCGTCGCCCACTCTGGCGTCTCGTAAAGGTCGAACGGCTGACGCGCGTATTCGCTCCAACGCTGTGACATCACTCAGCCCCAATAATTTCTGCCGCGAACGCGAGATACGCGATGGCGTCGATATAGGAATCACGTTTGCGGGGCGCTTGGCGAATACGCGCAAGCTTCAGACAGACCATGATCAGGGCGATCTCGTAGGCGGAGATGTTCAGCCCCGTCGCGATGCAGGCAAGACGCGAGATGCGGTCGAAATTATTCTCGAACCCGCCGTAGTCGGCGCCGCGCTCGCCAATGATTTCTTTCGCCTCGTCAAGAATGTCCTTGGTCTTCATCACTCGACCTCCGGCGCGGCAGTCTTGAGGTCTCGGCCATCGACGAACGTCGTGCCGTCGGGGAACTGATAGGAGACCGTGCGCGCCACCTCGTCGGCAGTGACGACCTGCCCGCCGGGAACAAGATCGGGGATGGAGATGTGCCGGGCGCAGCCCTTGCGCTGGTCGTCGAGCGAAAGGTCGTGCTGGTGGAGATCGCAGAACCAACCGCCGTCAGACTTGAAACGAAAGTCGATGCAGGTGCGGCAGTTCGCGCGGGGCCACGCGCCGTCGAGGCAGACGGGTTTGTGCTTGCACCAGCGGCACTCAAAACTTTCGGCCTTCTCAGGCGGCTGGTCTGCCGTCAGGATTTTCGCCGCCTTGTTCAGCAGATAGTCGGCGTGGTCGGCGTCGTATTCGACGATCTCGGTCTCGACCTGGTCGGTGTTCTTGTTCACCGCCACAAACAGGCAAGCGTCGAGTTTCAGACCCTTCAGGTAAATCTGAATCTGGCTGTAGTAGACCGGCTTCGACCAGCGCACGCCGTTCCGGCGCCAGTCGTTGAACGACTTCTCGTTCATCGTCTTGTTCTCGAACAGGAGGTCTTCGTTGGGATCGCGCTTCGGGACGCGCGAGACCTTGCCGTCAACGCTGCCCTTGAAGTGTCCATTCAAGAAGCTGACCGTCCACTGCTTCTCAGTGTCGGGGTCTTTGTCGAGGACGTCGCAGCCGATCGCCCGCAGGTCGTCGACAACGCGCGCCTCCTCCCGGTGGCCGGTCTGGAACAGGCGCTCAAGGCGCCCGTCGTGTTTCTTGAGAGTGCTGACCCAGCGCAGGTCGAACCAGATTTGACGCCAGCAGTCTCTGCCGATCCCAGAGCAGCGGATGACCGGCCAGTCCTCAGTCACCTGTATGGACTGGTAATAGGCCTCTATCGCAGCCGCGACGGGTGACTTCGTTTCCAAATCTTTCGCCATGAGACAAAGCTTTCCCGCTCGCGCCGAAGCGCGTGAATGCGACTGCGATAGAGATGAGTGGGTAGTGTTAGGCCGCTTTCGAGCGGCCCTTCTTGCGCTTCTCGCCCAGTATCTGGTAGACGCGCGCCTCGGTGATCTGGTAGCGATCCGCGATCTCCGCGACCGTCCAGCCCTTCTGGCGGAACTTCCAGATCTGCTCGTTACGCTTTGCGCAATACGAGACGATGCCCTTCTTCGACATATTCAAGTTGTAGACCATCGACATGGCGCTCTCTCCTTAGCGCTTCCACGGGGCTGCAGGCTTGGACGACGCCTGCGTCTGGGCGGCGGCGACTACCGCCGGGGCGGCGCCGTCGACCGGCTTGTAGGCGCGCACTGAATTGCGCGGCCCGTAGTTGTCCTTGGCGGGCTCGACCAGGATCACCGCCTTCACTGGCACATTGTGCAAGTCGACGACGTCCTCCAGCGCGTGCTTCAAACCGACTGCGGTGCAGAGCATGGCGAGCTGGCGTTCACCGATCGCCTGCGCCTTCGGGTTCGGGTTCCGGTGGTTGATGTTGGTGAAGATGCGGCGGTTCTCATACTCGCCGTCAACGACGCGAAGCTGCAGCGAGATGTAGGCGCCGTCGCCAGCCTTGGTCGGCCTGACTTCAGAGTCGACAACCTCGACGACATACTCGCCTGGCGGGAGTGGCTCAAAAGAGTCAGTCTGGTCGACCGCCGTGTGGTCGAAGGTAAATCCGAGCGATGCCATGTTACTTTCCTTTCTTACTTGCTGCCAGTTTGCGTGAGATGAGACGCGATCGAAGTGTAGAAACCGCCCTTCTCATAAGGAATTTTGCTTGCAAGCCCGTAGCGGTTCTTGGCGACGAACGCAGGACGGCTCTCGGTGTAGATGAAGAGGCGTCCGTTTCCTTCGGCATAAGCGCGCTCCTTATTGAAGCCGACGTCCTGCTGCTTGATCGTCGGCTGGTCTTTAATCAGGAAGATCGCGTCCATCTCGCGTTCGATGACGGGTGAAATCTTCGCGTGCAGGTCGGGCTCAAAGCGATCCCAACTTTGTGAATCCGGGCTGTCAAAACGGCGAATGCGGGAGTGCGCGATCAGCAGGACGTTCATGCCGCGCTCGTCGTGCAGGGCGTTGAGGCCCGCAATCAATTCGCTGCCGACAAGGCGCTCCGCCTCAACGTATCCCTTGCCGAATGGAAACTCCTCGATCGACTTCTTGCCGCCGCGCGCACAGACCTCTTCAAAGATCAGCGGCTGCAGCGCAGAAAGCGAGTCGATCGCGACCGTCTTGTAGGCGTGCTTCTCGGAAAACAGCGACCCGATGATGTCCATGACGTCGGAGAACTTCTTGATCTTCACGGCGTCAAACTCGACACCGGCAGGCGTCCCATCCTCGACCTGGAGCATCAGCATGTTTGGGCACGACGCGGCGCCGCTCGTCTTCCCCGACCCTGGCGGGCCGTAAACCATCCAGCGCCAGTTCTTCTTGACTGACGCCTTGACTATAGAGGCAAGGTCCATCGGCATAGTTCAACTCCTCTCTTCTTGTAAGCTTGGATTAACTGTTGTTCGGTGTAGGCAACACGTTCAGGGTGAGCCCTGATCAGATCAAGCAGATGCAGAAGGCCAGCGAGAGCAGGACAACCAGTGGGATTGTCATCGTTGATCACGCCTTGGTAAGGCCGCGTGTCTTTTTCATTGGGCGCTCGGCAAAGCATGGCTCGACCTGTCGGAAAGCAACCTCCGCTGCGTAGAGCGCAAGGAATGCGGCTTCGGCTTTGTTATGATCCTTCACCTTGGCGAACTGGTCGGCGCATGTGGGCCAGCGCTCAACGGCGCGGCGCCGGGAATGCGACTTGTCGTTCGTCAGTCCAAAATGTTTCTTCCATTTCTGCGGCGTCGGGCTCTGCATCGGCACCTTGTGTGCGGCGGCAACGCCGATCGCGGTCCCGGTGGCTTTGCCAAAATTGAACATGCTCGTGACGCCCTGCCCCGGACGCGCGCCGGTCGCCTCGATGATCACGCCCGCAGGGAGGAACTGTTCAAACAACTGCGACAGCGCCACGGCATTGACGCGCCCGTCGATGGTAGGCATGTCGTAGACAGCGACACGCTCTGGCGCGGCAGGAAAATAGAACGCAACGCCGCCGCTGATGCCGGGGTCGATGCCTGCGTAGCACTGTGGATTTGTCATCGGACCTCACAGAATTTCGGGGAAATCTTCAGACTTCTGCCAGCGGATCGAACCAGTTTTGCCGGTCGTCCATTTGTTCCAGGCGTTTATGAAGTGGGCGACGACGTTGGCGTTGCGCCCGGTATTGCTGCGCACTTCGCCCGAAATCTTCCCCGACTGAAGGCCGTCGCGGAGGCGCAGGATAGGAGACGACTGCGCCAAATTTGCCCCGTCGAGAAGATGCGTAACGAACTCGTCCAGACGTCCAGCGTTCTTTGAGTTCTGTTTGATCAGGAATATTGCCGCGCCCAGCGGCGCAGGCGACCCACCAAGCTTGAAACGGATACGGTCGCCCATTTGTAGACAGCTTAAAAGGGACGGGTTGGCGTTTACGAAATCGACGATCTCGTCGTTGTCGATACGGTGATTGACGCCAACGCGCGTCAGGTCTCTGCGCTTCCACAGCAGGAGAATGCGCGAGGCTGTTGCCGCAGCAGACCCGTTCGGCGTGCCGTTGATATACAGGGCGTCCTTGGCGGAGCGGACTTTGTTGGTGTCGATGACGTCAAAAGCCTCAACGTCTTCACCAAAAGTGACATAGAAATCGCACGGCTCACCTGCGGCGATGACACCAAGAAGTCGATGCTGGCCGTTATTGATGTTGCCGTCTGTTGCAAAGGAAATTCCCTGCGAATGGAGCTTCATGCGCCCCTGCTGAATCTTTTCCTTGTATTCAATCACGCGCCTGGGATTGACCGGGCGGTTCCGGCTGTTGTGATGATTGATGATATACGCCGCCATTTCAGGCGTGATCCGCATCACCAGCGACGTTAACGTCTTTGCCTTGAAGATATGATCGTCGAACAAAGCCTTGATGCGCTTGAACTCAGCGGGCTTCGTGGTCGACCAGAACGGCGTAACCGCTTGGCTTGTGTCAGTCGATGCGATGTCGAGCATGTCGTTTCTCTCTTTCAGAAAAGTTGGTGGCGGCGCCCAGCTCACGAGTGAGCCCCCAACGAACGCCGCCACCGCGTAATCCTCGGAGACTCGTTACCGCTTCCGAGGTTTCCGAGACGCGGTCACCGAACCGACGCCCCGAAACTGGTTTCCTCAAAAGCCCCCGACGCCGAAGCGCCGGGGAAGTTGAGGGAGGCGCCCTGTGACGCTGGGCCAGCGAAACGCGTAGGTAGTTTCCACCCCTTGCAATTACGAAACGTCGTATTAGGTTAATGACGTTAGAGGCAGCGTGTCGCTGATCTAAAAGATCAACGGAGAGCGTTATGTATTTTGATTTTTGCCTTTCGGCTTAGGCCAAAGGTCCGGTCGAGAGAGCCAGAGGGGAATTTCTCCCCCCGTCTTTTTTTCCAGACGCACGGCCATTTCAGCCGGTATTCCTGAGTGTCGCCAGTAAGCGACGGTTGATTGGCGCTTGCCGAGCGCGCGGGCCAAGGCGGCTTGACTGCCAAGCTTTGCGATCACGGCTTCGTAGGTGCGTTCGTTGTCCATGCCGCGAACGGTATATGAGGAATCAGAATTTTCGATTTGGCCGATGGTCAAAGAAAATGAAATTTTTAATTCACGCAGAGGTATAATTGCGTCATGTCTTTAGGGAAGCGCGTGCGCGAAGCACGAGAGGCAAAGAGCTGGTCTCAGGGCCAGCTCGCCAAAGAAATCCGCAGGATCAATCCGGCGTTGAAGACGACGACGCCGACCATCTCGTCGATCGAGACGTCGATCAGCAAATCACCAACCATTCTCAACGAACTGGCGCTGGCGCTGGGCGTTACTGAAACGTGGCTGCGCACCGGCAAGGGCGATCGGACGCCCGAGAAAATGTCTCACGCCGAGATCGACCTCATCCTCGATCATGTGCGCGAGGCGGTGTTTGCTTCTTACGAGGCGATCGGCCTGCCGCCCGCTCGCGCCCGCGAACTCGTTGAACTTGTTTTTGAAGTTGCTCAAGAACCTTTAGGCGCTGGCGAATCTCCGGCGCCGAGGGATCGCCGGATCGTAGCCGCGTCCTTAACGCGGCGATTTTTGCTTTCAAAACAAATTCAAAAACTTGGCGCATAATACGGCCCAACATTTGTTCACAACTTGTTCTAAGTCTGCACAATTTGTAACAAGTGGACAAGACCTTAGCGGCGCCCGTTCTGTGGACGAATGTATGAAATTTCGATTGACTGTATGAAATTTAATAGCGATCCTCGGCCTTGTCACAGGAGAGAAGGCCATGTCCAACAACCGTCTGGAAGCCGTCGCGGACGAATACGGCGACATCGATAATCAGATCAAAGCCCTGGAAGAGCGCAAGAAAATCCTGCGCGATGAACTCGTGACCTACGTCCAGGACGTCCCTGTCGTGGGCCTGCGCTGGACCGTGTCCAAGTCAGAATCAACGCAGCGCAGCCTCGACACCAAGGCGGTGCGCGATTTTCTGGGCGACAAGACCGACCAGTTCGAGCGCGCCAACAAGGTCAGCAAGATTCTCGTCAAGCAGACGCGGGTTCTTGGGCAGACGGCGGAGGCGCTGTGATGTTCCAGTTTCTGCTGATCGCCCTTGCGACTTTCCTGACCTGCAGTTTCTATTTCTTCGCCGCCCTGACGGCGGTGAAGGCGATAACCGTCAAGGTGAAGAATGACCGCCGCCCGCGTTAAAGCGGACGTCGCCGCCCAGATGCTGGGGGTTTCCCCCCGGCAGGTCAGAGACCTCGCGACATCCGGCCTGCTGCCGGGCGCCGCCAAGATAGGAGCCGCATGGACGTTCAACCCGACAAAACTCGCAACATGGATCGAAGAGAGAGAACTGAAATGTCAGACCTCAACAAAAACATCTTCAAAAGGGGGCCGGTCTTCTGGCTCGAAGCAAGAGTCGAAGGTCATAAAATCAAGGAAAGTCTGGGAACGGACGACATCGTCGTGGCGCGCCGGGCGCGTGACCGGCGACTGAACGAGTTGCGCGCGATCGGCGGCGTGAAGCGGAAGTGGAACGACGCCGCCGCCGAGTGGTTCACATGGTTCGCGAAGAAGCCGAACCGTTCCGCCGACACCAAGCAGCGTTATCTGGTCAGTTTGGAGCAGTGCCGCCCCTATCTGGAAGTCCACAACGTCGACAAGATCGACGGGCGGATCATTCTGCAGATGATCGAGGCGCGCAAGGCCACGGGCGTCACTGATTCGACCGTGCGCCGCGACCTGACCGCCGTCTCCGCCGTGCTGCGCTTTGCCGAGAACAAGAACTGGCGCGAGGGCAACCCCGCCGTCGCCAAGCGCAATCTTCTGGAGGAGAACGGCGAGCCGATCGTGCTGCCGACAGAGCGGGAGATCGACGCCATCCTCGCCCACTGCGCGCCACGCTTCGCCGCTCTCGTCAGGGCCGCGCGCCTGACCGGCTGTCGCCAGAACGAACTGGTCACGGCGCGCTGGGATATGTTCTCCGACAACCGCCGGACGCTGACCGTGATCGGCAAGCGCAACAAGCGCCGCACGATCGACCTCAGTGACGCCGCCTTCGATCTGATCCGCAGCCAGCCGCGCGTCAATGCATCTGACTTCATCTTCTGCAAGGAGGACGGTGAACTGTTCACGCAGGCGGCGTCGGATTTCACGCACATCCGGCGCGCGGCGAACAAGGGGCGCAAGCGCAGAATTGAATTTCGCTTTCACGACCTGCGTCACTTGTATGCGGTCGAGGCGCTGCATGCGGGGATGAGCATTTACAAGCTGCAGAAGCAGCTCGGGCACACGACGATCAAGGTGACCGAGCGTTATCTCGAATTTCTGTCGCCGGAAGAGGAAGAACAGGCGATGCGCGGCGAGGTGATGGCGTTCACCGGAACCGCCGGAACAGGGGGCGCCCCACAAAACGCCCCACAGTCGGTCAAAAAGTAAAGGAATCCTAATGTTTTTGCCCAAACACGACGGTCTTGAAAACCGCCAACGGGGTAACTCGTTCGTGGGTTCGAATCCCACCCCTTCCGCCATAATCTCAATAACTTACGTTACAAAAAAACGCTGTTCACAGAGCGGCGAAAACGGCACAAAAGGCGCACGAAACGCCCCACACGCCCCACACAAACGCCCCACAGTGTCGCCGTTCTGTTCCCCCGAAGTCGGGGGTGCAGAGCCATGAGGGAAGAAAAATTTTTTCTTGGCGAGTGGCAGGCGCTCACCGGAGGCGACGGCGAGCCAATGGTCGTGTGCAACGGCCACGCTATAGTCTACGCCTGTGTCGACGGGTTTACTGAGAAGTCTCAGATACCGAACACCCACCTGATCGCCGCTGCGCCAGACCTTTATTGGACGCTCAAGGCCCTCGTTCAGTTCGTCGATGACAACGGCGACGACCTCGACCAGTGGGCGATGGCCGAACTGATCGCGGGCGCGCGTGAAGCTCTCTCCAAGGCGCGCGGGGGAGAGTGATGCGCGACGTTCTCCCCATCATCCTCGCCGGGACACTGGGCGCGGGCGCCATGCTCGTCGTCCATCAGCCGCTGCCGCCTGCCTGTGAGCCTATCGAACTGGTCCGCTTTGTCGGGTCGAGTCCGGAAATCCACATCATCGAGAGTGCGACGTTTGGTCGACCGGCAGACGAGTGGCTGACGCAGTTCGATGACGGCGTCCGGCCTGAACAGGACGAGGAGCCTCTGCCACACAGGAGGCGCCGTCATGGACATTAAGCCGAGGGCTCTGCCCATCATCAAGGAAGAGGCCGCGCGCAACGGCTTAACACTCGACCAGTTGATCGAAGACGATCGACGCGGTCGCGTTACGTCTGTGCGGCATTACGCGATGTGGCGGGCCAAGAAAGAAACAGGGCGCACCTGGTTAGAGATCGCGCGCCTGTTCAAGCGAGACCACACGACCGTCATCTATGCCTACCGAAAAATGGAGGCGCTGCCAGAGGATCGGCGTTCAGTTTTCCCAACCATGACGCGGGTCCAAACACGAATGGATCACCCCGACTACGGCAAGAAGATTGAGGGTAGGCCGTGCCGTCGTGGGCACACCACCCGATACCTGTCTACCGGCAGGTGCGTTGAGTGCAAGTGTGCGGCAGACCGCCGCAGAGATCGTCGTCTACAGAAGGCAGAATTTTACGCAGAGGCAGCGGAATGAAAAGAAAGCGCAAAACAATCCACCCGGTCATCTTGCAACTTCGCGAGGTCCGCAAGGCGCGCAACATCAAGGGATACGATCTTGCCAACAAAATAGGCGTGAACGAGTCGATGGTTTGCTGCTGGGAGCGAGGCCACAGGCACCCGAGCTGGTTCACATTTATATGTTGGGCTGAATCTCTTGGCGTGGAAATACACGTTAAGGACAAGAACGATGCCGCGTAAGCCACGCCCGTCAAAACTCCCGCCCCTTGTCAGTCGCCTGATTGAAAAGCGCCAGGCTGCTGAACTCTCACAACGGCAACTCGCTGACTGCTTGGGATACTCATACGACGCAATTTACGGTTGGGAGAGCGGCACCATACACCCATCGTTCCAGTCCCTCCTCGATTGGTGTGATTTCTTCGAGATGGAGATCGACGCAAGGGAGGCCGCAAATGTGGAGCCCTGAGATGGACGCCGTCTTGAAAGACGGCTGGCGCTACGGCAAGCGCCCGCATGAAATTGCGGAAGTCCTCGGCGTGACGCCTCACGCTGTGCGAGCGCGAGCTGACAGGATCGGGCTTCGGTTTGCGAAACTGAAAACCCGGCGCGGGAAGTCGTCCATCAACCGCAATGCGGAAGGGCACAAGCCATTTACCGAGCGATGCGGTGAACTGTTGCGCGCGGCGGGGGTGAGAATATGAATGATGTATTAAAGCGCCTTCGCGGCTATCCCGGCGACCTAGTTGCGGTAATGTCGCCTGACTTTGTTGAAGAAATCGCGGTGCATGTTGAGCAGCTTGAAGCCGAACTCGCCGCCGAGCGTGAGCGGGCGGATAAATGCGAGCGTGAAGAAAACGCGCGATGGCTCCAAGCAATTCAACAACGAGACAAGCTACGCGAGGCGCTGGAGCCGTTCGCCCGCGTCCCGCTGCACGAAGAAGACCTCGATGATGACGTTTTTTATGTGAAGACGCGCGACCTACGCCGCGCCCGCGTCGTGCTGAAGGAGACGGGAGGCGGGGATGAGTGACATCGCCAAACTCCACTTATACGGCGAGTGCTTCATCAACGACGCAGGACCGTTTCGTATTAAACACGCAACGCTGACCACTGACTCTTGGGAATATGAAAACGGTGT